TTCGTCTTCAGAAACGGGGTAGCGGTCGATGGGGATGGTTTTGGTGAACAGTTGGCGGATTGTCGTGAATAGCATAATTTTTAAGCTGTTTGTGTTCGGGGTTCTTGAATGGCAAATGGTTATATCCAGAAGGGATACATGGCCCTGTTCGCCACGATGACGTGCGGGCCGCACTCTCGGCAGATGGGGCCGAGCTGTTCGTCCACGCCATGGATGTCCTCGATACGAAGCTGCTTGGAACATACGCCACAACGTGGCGGCTGTTCGCTGCGGCCTCGCCATGGGCGGGTGCGCGGGGGTGGGGGAACTGCGCCGCTCGGAGCCATTAGTAACTCCCGCCTCCACGCGGGCGCAGGATGTCGCCTTCGACGTTGTTGCAGCCGGAAAGCACAAGCATGCGGACGAGGTCAGGGAAATCCTTGCTGCTTCCCTTGTTTCCGTCAGCGCCGGTCCACTCCTTCATGCACCAGATTAGGTTCTGGCAGTTCTCGCTAATATAGAGCTTGGGCTGGTTCAGCGCGTCGAGCGGCTTCTGCGTGTTGTAGTGCAGCCAGTCATTGATAAGCCCGACACCTTCATCAATCGTGTCGCCGGGGGCGGCAGAGAAGTCCATGCCGAGGTCGCTCATCTCTTCGATCAGCGTGGTCGGCCGCTCCTTGGCCAAGGTCTGCGCGTTGCCATAGCGACTGTCCATCCATCTCTCAAAAATGCGCTCGCCGTTCTCGACGTTACGGATTTCTTCGATGTATCGCTCTAGCCCGAAGCCAAAGTCTTTCTGCGCGGGGCCTTGGCGTCCGTCCGCCTTCTTTCCATCCGGCTCGGCCCACATGCCGGGGTAGCCGACGCCTTCGACATACTCGTTGGGGCAGGGCCATTCGCGGTAGATGAAACAGCGGTTGGCACTATCGAACAGCGCCCAGATCATGGCCCAGTTGCGCGCGGAGCAGGGGTCTATGAATTGGTAGCGGGTGCCTTCCTTGGGAATCCACTCATGCTTAATGACGTGAACCTTGTCGTTGAATAGCGGGAAGCGGTTGTTGATGGAGCGGGTCGGGACGCCATACGCACGGCAGAGGATCTTCTCGCGCGTCTCGTTGCGCAGCTCCTGCTGCATGCGCTCCCAGCCGGCCCACGGATTGTTCTTGGTCTGGAAGTAAATGATCGGCCGGCCCTTGCGCCCTGTCTGGACGATGGGCACCTTCTCGTAGCCGACGATGACCTTCTCGCCCTTGTTGTCCTCAAACTTGGGCAGCAACTCCGCATCGCACTCCTCCACGTTGCGGGCGCCGGTAAGGTAGTCTTTGACCGTGGGCGAGTAGCCTTCGATGGGGGTGAACGTGACGATGAGCACGCCGTTGCGGTCGAGCAGGCGGAAGCGCAAGGTCTCCAAGAAATCCAGCGGCACCAACTCGTCGCACCATGCTATGTCAATCTCGCCGCCTTCGATGGTGCTGATGTCCTGTGCGTAGTTGCGGAAGATGCACTGGCTGCCATTCGGTGCGACAAACTTGTTTTCGGTAAAGCCACCCTTGACCGAGTAAGTGATGTTCGTGACCGTGCCCTTGCGCGCCTGTCGCCAGTCGGCCGGCAGATATTTGAAGACGCGGGGTTGCATCATCTCAATGCTGTTAGGGGCGGTGGTCTGGAAGCACCACGCAACAGATTGCTTTTTGTGATACAATCTGTGGATTACCTCGCGCGCGGCCCATTCAGTCTTACCGGAGCGGTTGCCGCCCATGACGAGCAGTTCGCGGTTATCCTCCAGTAGCTGACTGGCCTTGTTCCAGATCGGTGGGCGGTAGCCGTAGCGGTAGGGATCGACCTTTTCCTTGAGGATTAGTTCTTCCCGCTTGAGCAGCAGATCCCAGCCCTTCTCTGGCCCGATAGCCAAGAGCACGTCCTTGGGCGGGAGCTTCATCACCGGATGAGCAGTCGGCGTGAAGCGGGAGCGTGGGGTGGATTTCTTGTCGCTCATCTAAAAAATGGCGGGGGCGGGCAAAATCCCCAAGATGCCCGCTTCCCGCCGCGCATCGGCAGGCAGCCGCAAGCAGTCGCACACCCTCTTGTCGTGCTCTTGCTTGCCGCCCGTTGTCCTTTGCGCAAAGTCATTGGCGTTTCAGCAATTCGCTGGCGGGACGCAGCTTGTCGTGCGGCACGAAATAGCACGGAGGCGGTGACGCGCACTTCCACTCATCGCGCTTGGCGTCCTCGGCGTTGATCCACCCATGGACAACGTAGTCGGGCGACTTGCCGCTGACCGAAATCACGATGCCCGAGTCATCGGGGCGGACCTTGAGGTTCGGGCGCTGCGACCAGCGCACTTCATAGTTCGTCCCGGTAATGTCGGGCGTGTGAAACGTGTTCACGCCGAAACCCCAATAAAGCCCGAGCAACTTGGCCACGGCGCATTCGGCGTGTGCAGCCTCAATGTGGAAGCCCCACAATTCTCCGGGTGTCTTCTCGGGGAAGCGCGGAGCACGCTTGCGGAAGGATGCCTCGGCGTTGCGGCGAGAGCCTATGTAGGTCGAGACAAGGACTTCGTTTTGGTTGAGGGAGACGTTCATGTGTGCGGATGTGTGCTATTGGGGGCCGCCGAGGAGGCGCCATGCGAGCGCAGCCACTGCGCTACACTGGCCGTTTCCAATGGCGCGCAATCTGTCCACTTTATTGGCCACCCCATTAGCCATTCGCTGAACTCTGGGGGGGGTGGAGCGCCACCAAGCACATCCGCCAGCGCCCCCGGCAACGAGTGGCGATTGCCCCACCGCTTGCAACATTCCCCCTTCCAGTCCCGCGTTCTCGGCGTTGGGTATCGCCGGCCAGAATAGCCCCCAGAATCGTTTGCGCTGATGGGGAGCGCCTGCGTTTTGAGCTGATACAACTCCCCACCGACCATCAAACCCCATTGAGGCAAGATCACCGAGGACTCTGGCAAGTCCTCCGCGAATAAGTCGCGGACTGTTTTCCACGAAGACGTATCGCGGTCGAACTTCACCAACAATCCGAGCCATGTGTCTCCATAACCGCATTGACTCGCCATCGTAGTCGTTGCCTCCGTTGTGCTGGTGCTTGCCGGAGCTATGATCGGTGCAGGGGAATCCTCCGCTAATGACATCGACGCGGCCCCGCCACGGGTTTCCATCGAACGTGGCGACATCGTCCCAGATCGGGAATCGCGGCAGGAATCCGTCCCGCTGTCTGGCAAGCAACACCCGGCGGCAATAGGCATCAAGCTCAACAGCGCAGACGGTGCGCCATCCAAGGAGCTTGCCTCCCAAGATGCCCCCTCCTGCTCCTGCAAAAAGTGCCAGCTCATTCACTTGTGTCCTCCTCAATATCCAAAGTCGGATTCGGCGCACTGACGATCTGGTCGATGCGCACAGTAAGCCATTCGCCGTTGTCTTCGCGGATGACCGTGACGTAATCGTTCTCGCCGCCGCCGTTCTTGCAATAGATGAGCGTGCGGCAGGGGGTGTCCTTGCCTTTGACGTAGATGCGCTCGCGGTCGGGGAAGAAGGCGATCATAAAATATGGGCAGCAGGCTTCGCTTTTGTTGCGCTTACGAAGCTGGCGGTTATGTGACTAGCGGGGCGAATGCCTCCTGCCGGCGCAATACCTTTGACTGCTGCTTGAAAATTCATTTGCCCTTGCGCTTCCTCATCTCGGCGCACAAGGCATCGGCCTTGCGCTTGGCTGCTTTGGCGACCATGCTGGCGCGCAATGATTTGAGGCGCATGATCTCTTGGTCTATTGCCTCGATCTCCGGTGTCATAATTCGATACTTCTCCATAATGTCAGGGCTGGCCATTCACGGTGATGTAAAGGAAGCCAAAGTTGGCAAACGCATAGCCAGCAAAGGCCACGGCGAGACCCGCGTTGCCCTCGCGGTAAAAGCCCACTGCGGTGAGCAGGTAGCAGATGGTGGTGATGAGAAGGGGCGTGAAGGTCATTGCTCTAGTGCGTTCATTGCCAGCAAAACGGCGGCGCACTGTTGCGGGCTGGCGTCTTGCGAGGTGTCTAGTGAAGCAATCTCATGCAGTGCCTTGCGCGCCTCGTCCCGCTCGCGTTCTAGCTTCTTAGCATGGGTAGTAAGCGCGGCAAATTCGTAGTCCCAGTCATCATTTAACGCCTCAATAAAAGCGTCTGTTTCTGGTGTGTCGCTCATTTGCCCTTGAATCCTCCGCGCTTGGCCTTCATGTCGGAGTAGACTTTCGGGCTGACGGTTGACTTGCTCTTGGGCCGGCTGGTGCCAGCGGCTTTGCGGGCGTTGATATTTGCGTAGAGTCCCTTTTTCATTAGCAACTCCATGCCTTGCGGCTCCAGTAGTTGGCCGAGAGTTTGTCGCCCGTGCCCTTGATGCCGCCGCTGCGGGCGCAGTAGCTGGCCTTGCGGGCGGGCTGATCTTTCTTGATCGACATGCTGGGGTCGCCGAAGCGGACCAACTTGGTCTGGTCTCCCGACTTGGCCAGCACGGCAAACTTCTTGGGGCCGTCCGGGGTGCGTTTGGGTTTGTTGTATCCGGAGAATGTTTCTCCTCGGTATTTGATGCTCATGGTTTTTTATTCAGTTTTGCGCGGATGCGCGG